AATTAAAGCCAAGGCCAGTTAATTATTGGACATATGAAAGATGTCTTGAAGATTCCAAAAGGTTTCAAAGTAGGAACCAATGGTCGCGGGGCAATCGAGGTGCGTTTCAAGCTGCATGGCGCAGCGGTTGGATGGATGAAATGATGCCGCCTGGGGGGCGCAAGTGATTCATTACCACGGGTTGCCCATCAATCCTGCTACTGCTGCCGTTCGCGCGGTGTCAGGTGGGCACGCTTTTGTGTCTTACAGGCATCCGGGTCAATTGACTTTGGCGTTGGATATTTGCCAAAGTTTCGCGGTAGACAACGGGGCTTTTAGCGCATGGAAAAGCGGTGATCCGGTGCTGGATTGGTCTGAGTATTACGATTGGATTAAAGAGTTGCATCGTTATCCAAACTTTGACTTTGCGGTGATCCCAGATGTGATTGATGGCGATGAAGAAGCAAACGATGCGCTTGTGACCGAATGGCCTTGGCGCAAATCAGCACCGTGGATTGGCGCACCTGTTTGGCATTTGCACGAATCTTTGGAACGATTGTCTAGACTGGTGTCAGAGTTTCCTCGCGTTTGTTTAGGCAGCTCGGCTGAGTACGCGCAGATTGGCACGCCAGCATGGTGGTCGCGCATGGCAGAAACAATGGATGTGGTGTGCGACAAAGAAGGCAAGCCTGCTGCAAAAATTCATGGGTTGAGAATGTTGAACCCTGACGTTTTTACACGGTTTCCATTTGCCAGCGCAGACAGCACTAATGTTGCCAAAAACATAGGAATTGACTCTGCTTGGCGTGGAACCTATACGCCGCCAACAAAAGAAGCAAGAGCTGCCGTCATGCGCGAAAGAATAGAGTCATCTCAATCTTTATGTGTTTGGGATAGAAAAGTTGGTCAGATTCAAAAGAACCTATTTTTGGGAGTGGCATGAAGACTGAACACGAAGAGCAGCGCGAGCTGGTGCGTTGGTTTCGCCAGACTTACCCGGCAACGCTTATATTTGCTATTCCAAATGGCGGCGTTCGATCACCAGCCACCGCTGGACGCCTCAAGGCTGAAGGCGTTGTTAAAGGCGTGCCGGATCTTTTCATTCCGGCATGGGAAACGTGGATTGAGATGAAACGCACTAAAGGTGGCAGTCTTAGCCAAGACCAAGTAGCCATGCGAACTTATTTAGAAAGCCTGTTTTACAAAGTGATTGTTGCCAAAGGATTTGAAGATGCCAGACAGCAAATTGAGGAATTGAGAAAATATGTTTGAGACTTGGCAGCACGAATCATTGGTCAAGTTTGCTGTTGAATCGTCTGAACGGCTGGCGCAGCAGATTCGAGAGATAGAAGCATTGAAACGCGATCTTCGGGTCGCATTGGAGGCATACAGGAATGAAGTACAAAAGAACCATGCAGGAAGCGTTCGGCCCGTACACCAGTGACAAGATTGATACGGAACCTGACTACCCGCACTTTGGCGCGATCATGGTTATCTGCGCTGTTACGTTGATTGTTGTCATATGCCTCGCGGTCTGAAGTGCCCGATTTGTGGGGCGTGGACAAAAGTTCTTCGCACGCTAGGTTCAGTACGCCGACGCGAGTGCGGCAACCTTCATCGATTTAATACTGAGGAGAAAATAATTGAAGTGGAACAAGAGCAAGCCCCCAGCCCCAGGCTGGTATCCCGCCATGAGAACCCGTGATCGCGGGTGGAACAACGGCCATCGTTGGTGGGACGGAGAACGCTGGTCGTGGCCTGCGTTCCCCCATGAGTCAGCCGAGCGTGCTGGCAAGTGGGCGCAGCAGAAAGAACCAAAGGGCCACAATAGCGAGATTATGTGGGGCACATGAGATTTCTAGTCTTGCTTCTTTTGTTGTCAGGCTGCTCAATCCAAGTCAAAAGAATTGAGTGCGACTACGCCAACGAGCGCAGACAGCAGCCGTCGCACATCGAGGTTTTGCCTGACGGCGGGATTCTGATTCAAGAACCCGTGCCGCCAAAGAAGATACCAATTAAACCAAAGAAAGACCTATATGGATGATTTACGAAAAGCAGCGCAGCCTGAGCGCAAGCCACTGACGGAGGAGGAGATTGATTTTGCTTATCAAAAAATCTGGCGTGATCGGTTGGATGATTTTCGGATGCCGTTTGATTGGCTTGAGTCCGGCATCCGATACGCTGAAAAAGTACATGGGATTGGGGGCGAGGAATGAACGAGTGCCGTTGCTGCAAAAAGTCTGATTGCCCTTGCCCGCAGGCGTGCGGGTTGTCCGAACAAGAGGGCGGCGACAACATTGTTTTGATTTTAGCCGCGCTGATTTGCGCTTTGACAGCGGTGGTCATGGTATGGCTCTGATCTGGAGAGTAGCCAGCAAAGCGGCGCGGGAGGCTGTGCTACAGCGCAGGCCGGTCAAGGAAATGCTGCCAGATGGTTGGCGATTGCCGCCAGACAAAGCCCCGCCCGACGACGCTACGGCTAGAGAACTCGCGGAGTGGATTCGCTCATTTGCAGAGCCTGCGCCTCGACTGCTTTGACCCGGCGTTCCCAGCCCCGGCCAAACGTCGGCCAATGGCTGCGGCCTTTAAGGAACGCCAGACGATGAGCGCAGTAAGTTGGAATGGATGCAGTCTTGGCGGCTTGCAAAGTCTCGTACCCAATGAACCCGTCTGGCGTCACGCCACAGGTCATCTGAAGCCATTTGATCGCCCTGCTGACGCCGCTGTTAACCGCAGCGTCAAAGACGGCGTAATCAAGGCCAGATGCCAAGTCGTCAGCCTTGATGCGATCCCAGTACAGTTCCCGGTACAACGGGGCAACTTTGGCTGGTGTCAGCGCCCGCATCTCCGCTTCATCAACGTCGCGGTCAATCCAGTCTTCCCAGACTGATTGCGTCACGCCGAGGTTGGTGCGCCCGCCTGGGTCAGACGGGTGGTTGACGTAGCCGCCCTCATGCTTGAGCAGCATCGTCAGACATTTTTCAAAGTTGGCGCGCATCTTTGTTCTTGCTCCCAATGCTTGACCCAAACCAGAAGTTTAGTAGCGTAGCAATGACAGTTCCAAGAATGAAGCCAAGAATGGTGTCGGCAAACCGAATGTTTTGCTCTGGAATGATGCTGAACGTAATGAAGCCAATGTACACCGCAGCGGCCAATGACCAGAAGGCTGTCAGGTACATCGTGAACCGCTTGGAGAAGATGTCGGACTGATTGAGCGCAGCGACTTGCATGGCCCTCGCATCAGCGGTGTTGGCGTACTCTGCCTTGAGCTTTTCCAGATCGATCTGCGCCAGTTTCAGCGCAGCTTCTGGGTCTGCCTTGATTGCTTGGGTGACCGCCTCGACTGTGTCTTCTACTCCAAAAACTTTAGCAATAGCAGAAACAGCAGCACCGCCAGCACTTCCAGCCACAACAGTCGCCAGAGCAGGGGCAATGTTTCCCAGTAGTCGAAGAAGGTCATTCATTTGTCTGCCTTGCCATCCAGCCGATCAAATATCTTGCCTAACATCTCTTTGATCTCGTAGATGTCTCTGCGGTAGTCTTCTTTCATAACATAACTGCGCGGCAGTTCCTCGCGCAGCTTGGCAAGATCACTTTTCAATTCTTTGACTGCTGCCCACAGTTCACGCGCAAACCAACCCAGCACGCCAGAGGCAGCGCCGAACGCCAAGTTGAGAAGGTCTTGCTTGTCCATCATGCACTCACTTGTGATGCTGCAATAAACAGATCATCAACTTGTGTATCTGTGAGCCCAAGCATTTGAGCCAGCGCATTGACGGTCGGGCTGGTGCGCTCCCACTCCGTCGCATTCTCAAACGCCAGACGAGTAATGTTGTCTTCACTCAATGTGGCAATGTAAGTGCGAACGGTTGACAAATATCCACCAGCGGCCAGCACCGCCAATGCTTGGAAGCGAGAGACGGTCTTGGGGACTCGCGAAGGTACAAACGGCATTCTTTCAACCACGGCCCACTCCTCTTGACTAGTTTCTGGGTTGTATACAACTGCTGAAATGGTGTGTGTAGCCATCAGCGTATCAGCACGGGATTGCCTAAACGCCTCTACTGCCGCCTTTGCTTCGGCAAAAGTTTGGTAGATGTCGTACACCCCGGTCTGTGTATTAAATGCACCATATTCATCTGCCACAGGTTCGGGCAAAGTCTCTGGCGGGACATTTTCTGTTCTAAACGAAGTGCCGTCTACGATGTACCTGCACTGAACTTGAAACAAGTATGCCTCGGATTCAACCCGACGATCATAAGCAAACTGCACGATTGCCCGTGCGTCTTCAATAGTGTCAACTTCTTGGGAGTTGAACATCCCGGTAATAAGATAGGTCACGAATAGGTCCCGTAAATGTTGGCTGTGGTGCCGCCAACGGTGCTGGATGTAAAGCCGTTGAAATCGATCGATTTATTGCCAGCGGCTCCGGCTTGAGACGATGAAGTGGTCGATCCTGGAATCGTTCCATTGCCGCCTGCCGCGTTGGTGCCACCGCCTGCGCCAGAGGTGCCCGTCGTTGCGCCGCTGCCGTTCAATCCAGTGCCGCCCAGCGCGCCAAAACCGCCGCCGCCGCCGCCTGCAAAGCTGTTGGCAAGGAACGACTTGGCGCCACCGCTGCCGCCCGCGTTGCCGCCCAATCCGGCGGTCGTCGCGTTGGCGCCAGTGACCGACGCGCCGCCGGTGGCCGTTGCGGGGACCCTGCCGCCACCACCGCCAGATGCCTGCTGCGCATTCCCCGTGCCGTTCGCCGAACCGGCCCCGCCAGCCGCGCCCACACCGCCGCCGGTGCCGCCCGCCAACTGACCAGAACCCGATGAGGTCCATGCGGTGCCGCCCGCGCCGCCACCCGCGCCGCCACCACCGCTGCATCCGGAGGTGGTCACATTGGCGCCACCCCCGCCGCCACCGCCGCCGCAGATGTAGCCGTTGTTGGTCACCGCGGTGGTGAATCCCAACCGCAAGCCGACGCCGCCAGCAGTGGGGGCGACTATCGTGGACGAACTGGTATTGCCACCGCCATCCCCGCCCTTGCCAACAATGTAGCCATTGTTGATAAATTTGACCGTGTCTCCAGCGGCCCCGCCGGTTAGTGTCAAGGCGGGGTTTGATATGCTGTCGGAATACAAATAGCGCGTGCTATCTAACGTGACAGTAATATCGGATGAACCAGCAACATACGTTCCGCTAGTGGTCTTTGTGATGTTTGTAGACGCAAACGTAGTGACATCAAGCGTGGCCGCGCCAGTCGCATTAGCGGTAATGGTGATTGCAACGACAGGCCTGCTTGCAACCCCTTGAAATGTTCTTGCTGCAAATGTCATGCGAATCCCTTTGCCAAGGTTGCATACCAAAAGCCAGTAGAAGACCTATAGGTCAACACTGCCAAGTCAACTGCGCCAACCGCAGTACTCAAAACACCCGCAGTACCTCCCGGCCACTTAACTGCCGTCACAGCACCCCATGCAATAGTGAAACTACCAGCACCGCCTTGGGTAATGAACCAGTTGATTGTCTGCCCATCGTGCGGGTTGCTATATGTAGGAGTCGTAATACTTGCGGTCAGGGTCGTAGCGAAGACGTTGGACAAATTGCAATCCAAAGTGATCGCGCCCGCAGCCTGTGTAGCCGTGACAGAAGCAGTTTGTGCATTACCACTAAGCGCCAGAGACGACCCAGTAAGCGCGCCGCTGAACGTGCCTGTTGTGCCAGAAACAGCGCCGCTGAACGTGCCTGTTGTCCCGCTAATCGCCCCCATTGGGCTGCCATAAGCCAACGCATCACCTGCCGTTGTAGGTGCGCCCAGCCCCGTGAGTTTGAAACTGCCCATCGGGATATTGGCCGTGGGCGTTGTTTGACCATCTTTGGCCAAGCTTTGCGTCAGCGCCGTGGCAATGTCATTCAGCGTGTTATTGGCCCAAGTGCTGCTGATGGTCGTGCCGGTAACGACCGGATTGCCCGCTGGCAGCGTGTATGTTCCTGTTCCGTTGCGACTCATGTAATCCTCACTTCAGCGTCAGTTTGTACAGCGTGGCCAGATACAGACCAACGATCTCGTCAATGATGTTGTTCAGCGGCGAGTCGTCTGCGGGCACAAAGTCTCGCGTTTCCTCAATGGCATCCATGTGCA